AAAACCGAGAAATCGCCTTACATCTATCCTGATATTTATATGTGCCATTGTTGTGGCAAGAAGTGGTTTGAACCGGATAAGTTTTATAAAGTAACCGGTAATGAACCTTTTTTAGCTGAAGGCAATAAAGGATATATTCATGTATGTAAGGATTGTGTTCAGAAATACTATGAAGAATTAAAAAAGACATTCTCCAGTGAAAGTTTTGCCTGTGCGGTTTTGTGCAGTAAGTTTAACTGGTATTGGAGTGAAAAAATATATCTTGAATTAAAAGCTGAAAAGTTTGATAATTTTGTCTTTGGTGATTATCTGAGAAAGATATGTTCGGCTGCGTATCGTAATCTTTCTTTTAAAGATACGTTAGTTGAAATCATCAGAGAAGAAAAGGCTCTTATTGCTACTTCGGATAACCGTGAGGAGATTGAGAAAGAAATCTTTGATGATGAAGAATTTGAAGCACGTCAGACGGTTGTTGAAATAGTAGGCTATGATCCGTTTCAGGAACATTCTGCAATGGACAGAAAATATCTGTTCAGAGAACTTATCAAATATTTTGATGATGATATTGCGGATGATCCATATAAGTTGTCAATGATTATACAGCTTGTAATTAACAACAATCAAATAAGACGCTTGGACAATCAGATTGCTTTACTCTCCCCGCTTCAGAACGCTGATGAAATAAGCAAGCTGAATACTATCAAGAAGGATCTTGTTTTATCAAATGATAAGATAGCAAAAGAAAATGAGATTTCTGTTAAGAACAGGTCGAACAAGGAAGTTGGTAAGAATACACTTACGTTCCTTATGAAGAAACTAAGAAATCTTGATTTTGACAAGGCGGAAACGGATTTTTATGATCAGTTAAAGTCAAAAGGCACTCAATGGGCAGTTGATATGAGTTTTAAAGCTTTGTCAGAGAACGCCTACTTTGATGAAAATGACTGGCGTGATATAGGTGGTTATCGTGCAGAACTTGTTCAGAAACTTCAGGAAGAAAATGATGATCTCCGTGAAGAAAAACGTCAGTTACATGCAGAAATTCAGAAATTAAAGGAGCAATTGGAGGTCGAAGAAGATGCTGACTAAAAAGCATATGAAAAAAAAGAATAAAATTATTCTTACTCCAATTAAACGAAGAATTTATGAATGTGACGCTGAAACAATAGCATATTATAGACGCAACCCGGTCATTGCGTGCCGGGACTTGTTGGGTATTAATCTTCTCGATAGCCAAAAGTGGATCTTACAAATGAGTTGGATTTCATCAAAGTGTCTTTGGGCGTGTTCCCGTAACTTTGGTAAATCATTTTTAGCAAGTATTTTGATCATTCTTTTTGCAATGCTTTATGAAAATCAAAATATTTATATTGTATCTTCTGTCGGTGATCAGGCAAAGCAAACTTTTACCGTACTTGAAAGCTTAATAACAAGGGTTGGTAAAACTTCAGCCAGCATTAAATCTTTACAGGATATTGCTGAAAAAGAAACTGTAAAGTCGAATAGCAACAAGACTGGTTTCAGTCATAATCCAGCCGGTTATGAAGTCGAATTTTATAACGGAAGTAAAATATTTACACTAAATAGTAAACCTGATTCGGCTCGCTCTCGCAGGGCAAATTTGGTATTTTTTGATGAAGCATCTTTCTGTTCTGATGAATTGATTATAGTTTGTGAAGCATTTTGCTCACAATCGTCTGATTTTGTGACATCAACTGATGAAAACTATAGTCCGGAAGCAGAAAAAAGAAAAGTGCCTAACAAAATAATATATGCATCATCACAAAATACAAATATGACTTTGTTTTATAAATACTACAAAGATTTCTCAAAGAAAATGATTGCTGGTGACAGAGATTATTTTGTTTGTGATATGATTTGTGATGTTGCAATTGAAACTTATCTTGATGGTAAGAAATATCATCCGCTTTTAACAAGAAAAACGGTTGATACAGCCCTGAGTCAAAACAGGCTGAAAGCAGAAAGAGAATACTATAACAAGGTTATATCGGATAATAATATTAACCAACCGGTAAAATGGTCTGCCGTTCGTAGAGCTGAAAGTTTTTATCTGCCTACAATGGCATGGAAACCGGGAGAAGAATATGTGATAGCGTTCGATCCGGCACGTACAGGAGATAATTCAATTGTAGGTGTGATGCGAGTTTATGAAGATAAAGATCTCGGTTGGTGTGGAGATGTAGTTAATGTAGTCAATATGATTGATATTGCATCAGCTAAAAAATATAAACTCGACTCAAATAGGCAGTTAAAAAATCTATGGGAACTTATATTACGTTATAATGGTTCTAATCCGGATTATGAATATATAAACATGCTGCTTTTGGATGCGGGAAGCGGTGGCGGTGGCGTTAGCACTTACGCAGATGGGCTTCTTAATGAATATACTGATAGTCACGGTAGAAAGCATCGTGGATTTTTAGATCCTGAAAGTGATGTATATAAAGGGTATGAAACAAGATACCCGGATAATTCGGATAAGATAAGGGTTGTTTCACCTAAGAAATATAGAACTCAGATGTTTGAAGAATGTATTGAGCTTATGGATTTAGGTGTAATCCGATTCCCTTATGAATATGATGGCAGAGATTTTATAAAGGTTAAGGAAGTCGAAAAGGGCGAAGAAAAATTTCAAGAACATGAACTCTCAAACGAAGAAAAACTTGCTCTTGCAAATATCGACTTAATGAAGGCTGAAATAACTGCTATTGAGAAAACAACAAATAAAGAAAAAACAACAGTAACGTATGCTCTTAGTCCTGAAGCGGTACATAAAAACTACCATGACGATAGAGCATACGTTCTTATTTTATTAGCACACAGGCTTTATGAACTTAGGCGTAAAAACACGGTACGTCAGACAAGAGAATCAGATGAAGAATTTCACGTCATCTTCAAAAAGCCGAAAAGTTATGCTTAAAACAGGGGGTGAGTAAATGAAAGTTGAAGCGATAACAGATAGTAATGAAATTGAGAAGTTCGCAGCTCTGAACTATGCGAAAATGCGTAAACTTATCATAACAGACTTAAATAGCAACTATGCTCAAACTTCGATATTCTTAAAGAAATACACGAAGGATCAGATAGAAAGAGCTTTACTTGCTCCGGATAAAAACTCAAAACAGCTTCAGGAAATGTCAGAATTTCTGTACAACGCATCGCCACATTATAGGCGATTACTTGATTATATGAAAAATCTGTCATGTGATAACTACACACTCACTCCGACTGAATACAATATTTCAAATCCTGAAAACTTTAAAAATACATACTATGAAACAGCTAAATCATATTCACTTGTGTCCTTTAAGACTGCCAATCCGCTTATACGGCTTGAGGTTTTTTTAAAGGGCATTTTTTGTGGAATATGCTTTGAAGCTAAGAACAGTTTCTGTCTTAAAAAGCTTGATATAAATTACTGTAAAATCTCATCTATCGAAGATGGAACTCCAATATTCAGTTTTGACCTTGATTATTTCAATACTAAAGCTCATTTCATGCTGTTAGATCAGTACGGAAATGACTTTGTAAAGGCTTATAAGATATACAGAGGCGATGAAGAACGTGGTTTGCCGGGCGATAAAACAAAACGCTGGTTTGAACCAAAGAATCAGATATGTGTAAAGCTTAATAATTCTGTTCTTGAATATTCTCTGCCCTATTTTATGGGGTTATTTACTGCAATTCTCGAAATTGATGTTTATAAAGAAATCAAAAAAGATAAGGCAATCATGGACAATTATAAACTTCTTGCTATGCAAATGGCTACAGATGAATATGGCATCCCTACTATGAAGTATAGTGAAGCTAAGAAGTATTATGATCAGGCAGCACAGAACTTACCGGAAGGTATAGGACTTATTCTTACTCCTTTTAAGATGGAAGATTTCAGTTTAAGAAACACTGGCAATACAGATGCGGATCTTGCTGAAGATGCAACAAAGCAGTTTTGGGCAAACTCAGGTGTTAATCCGATGCTGTTTGGTATTGGTGCAAATCCTACATCAGCAGTTCTTGAACTTAGCATCAGAACAGACGAAGCTATTG